TCAAAGTCGGGAATCTGTATTGAAAGTTCTTCATCGTCAAGACTGACTTTAGTTACTTTCTTTTTTTTGTTGTAATATTGGTAGTAAAGGGAACGTAAAGTAAAGTAAACGTAACCCCTTGAAACCACACCATCTTTTATTATCTTTTCAGGTGTAGTGTATTTTAATAAAATAAGATACATCTCTTGTACCAAATCTTCGGCATAGGTGTATTCTCCAAATGAATGAACTATTTTAATCCATTCCTGATGTCTTTCGGCTACTTTTCTAAGCCATTTGGTGTCGCCCATATTACTTGAATACTTACGCAAAGAATGCAGCATTGTAAAACGTGTTCACGCTCATCTTCAAAATCTTCGTTTGAATATAAAGCACCAAACACAACCCCAAAAATAGGGGCTATTTGAATGTCTGCATTGTTAAGTTGCCCCCAAAATATGAAGGCAGTTGCTATTATTGCTAATGTTAATACTATTGGTATCATTAGAAGTTTATTATTTCGTTAATGTCTGTATGTTTGCTGTGTAGAATATTCCTATTTAAAAATTCAAATCCTACATTATTTTTGCTCATTCGTAATTTCATTGGTTGTTCGTATGGTGTACATCTTCCCCCTGTTTCGGTTTCCTTTATTTTGAGGACGTGAAGTTCTGAATACATCCATTCGTTCGGGTGGTTTGTCATCCTATGTACACAATAGCAATCATCCGCACGGTTTCCCCATTTACCACCTCCTTCGACTTGGCTCATTGATAATGGTTTAGGAAGCCCTGCATATTCGTGGTTCTGTGGGTAAACTTGTCGCATTGCATCCGTTACACCGTGAGCGTTCAAAAATAAAGCTACGTTTCTACCTTTTGAAAATAACCTGAATTCACTTGCCACTTGGTAATCGTATTGGTGTCCTCCCACGCTTCTCATTAGTTGTTTGTCTATTGATAAACTATTATAGGGGTCAATCATTAACGCATCATAATCCCAAGCATCTTTAATGTCATTAACTTCCTTTAATAATTCTTTATAGGTAATTAATTCTTGAACGTCTATAACCTTAAAGTGATTATCACACCATTTTATAGCTTCGGCAATTTGTTCTTCGCTTGCTTTTTGAATAGGTTGCCCCATCTTAAATTCAATTATCTTTCTGACAATACTTTGCGGCGTGTTCTCGCTTGACCATATTAAAAACTTTAAATTGTGTTTTATTGCCCATACAGTAAAAAGGTAAGTTAATACGGTAGTCTTTCCCACGTTTGCGTGGCCAATCAATAAATTAAAATTACCGTGCTTAAATCTTAAATACTCATCCATTTCTGGAATGTCAATTTTTAACCCTTCCTTTATTCTACCGTATTTTATATCTAGTATTTTTTTTTCTATGTTTGCTGCTTTTGCTATCATTGTTTGCTTGGTAATGGGCTTAACCCATATTTTTTAGATTCTTTATTAATATTCCTGCCTTGCGGCTCTACATAATACCCCATAATTGGATTGACTTTGTAATTCCAAAAATCAGTTGGCATTGGTTTATCTTGTCTTAATTCTTTTGGTGTCATAAAAAAAGGGGGTTGTTACACCCCCAGTTAAATTAAAATGGTAAATCTACTTCTCTTGCTTCGTTTTGTACGGTGTTGGTAACCTCTTCATTCTTTTCGGCTACACTAATACCCTCGTCAGAAATCCATCTAACGGCTGCATTACCTAAAGTTATAGAAGCTGCTTTTGCTTCTCTTTCTTCTTTACTTAGTGATTGCGTTACCCAAACATTGTTTCCGTAACTAGACTGGTTTTGAACCATTGCAGTAAAGTTTAAATATTGCTTTCCGTTCTTTCCTTGTATTAGCTTTGATTTATCGATTGAAGTAAGTTCGATACTTCCACTAATGATTGCTGTTGTCTTTTTTTCCATTGTATTTTAAATTTATAGTTATTGTGTTCTCCTTCGTAATATACGGTTTTTATTTTACAGTTGTGATAAGGCATCTTGTACTTTTTTAGAAACCTTATATTTTGACTTAATATCTTCTACATTTCCACCCTGCTGAATGTATTCTATTGCTTTACTAAATTCAGGTGTGTTTTCGTTTAACCACTTTTTCTCTACTTGTGATTCTACTTTGCCACTTCCTAAATTGCCATCATCATCAACAGCTTGTAAACCTAATAAACTAGCTAACGTGTATCTGCGAAAATATGTAATTGCAGAACCTAGTTTTTGAGGGTCGTTTAAGTCTGGTAATTTAAGCCCTGATACAACGCTCCCACCACCATCAATACAAATTATCTTAGAATACACCAAGTCTTCTTCTATTGGCTGTAATAGGAGTAACCTGTGGCTTTTAAGCAAGGGTTGTAATTGATTGATAAGTGAGTTAACGTCAAAGTATTTTGACTTGTAAAATGGATTCTTAGCATCTTTGCTAATCGTTCCAATCTCTTGCTGTAAATTAAACAGCTTTTCGTTAATAGAAACTTGTTTACTCATAATGTTTGTTTTAATTATTTATGTAAAGTTACACTTTTTTTTTAAATAAAAGCAAAAAGGGCAGGAAAATTAATTCCCACCCTCTAAAAACAAACAATTAAAAAGAAAAATATCAAGAAAGTTTTTTCAGTCTATTGGAATAATCCGAAATCATTTCCTCTAATTCTATATTGGTAAATTTAGTAATTTGTTGGCTTAGTTCATAAAGTTCTTTAGATAACTTATTACCAAGATATAAACTATATTGATACTGTTCTCCACTTCTAAACATATTACACCCCACGCATTGAGGCTTTACATTACGCTCATCCCATCTAGTTGAATAATGTTTTCTACTAATAAAGTGTCCTGCTTGTATTCCTCCTGTTTTCCAATGTCCTTCTTTTCCGCAAGTAACACACCTACAAAAACCCCTGTGGTCTGCATTGCTTAACCTTACCCATTGGCTAAACACTACGTCTAGTTTTTTAACTAGTTTACTCCTTGTAGGTTTTTTAGCTGTTTTTGGCATTGTCTTTCTAATTGTCTAATGCTCTTAAAAGTAAATCCCCACTTGTTTCGTCTATTCCTTTTATATACTTGTAAATTTGTTTAGAAGTTGCTTTAACTTCTTTTTTTTCTTTACTTGTTGAATCTGTACCTAAGTTAGTGTACATATTACAATCCATTTTTAATAAAGCATCTGTTCTTTCTTTAATACTTAAATTAAATTCTCTTGCAATTTCTAATGCTTTTTCTTGTATATCTTTTTTCATATCTTTAAAGGTACATATTTTTAGCCTCCACCCACCAAAGTTCGGGCTTTTTTTTGAATAATGCAATAGCTTAACAAAATAATTTTAAAAAAAATTTATGTTTGCATTAAAAACTGCACTACATATGAGGCTACTTATGTCTGTTGTTTCCCATTACTTTTTCAAAACCCCTGCTTCCAAAGTAACCCATAAAAACTATTTGCAAAAGGCTTTTAACGGTATCTAAGCCCTCCAATTGATAAGCCCACCCAATTACAAAGGCAACTGTTAAAAAAGCTAGTGTAAGCGGTCTGACGTTACTAGACAACCAACTTCCAGATTGAGCATCTGCTACCCATCTCTTAGTTATGCCATCAATTTCAGCACGTTCTAGTTCTAGTTTCTTTAACGCTACCGACTTATCTTCTGGTGGCAATGTAGAACCACCTATAAGTGCCTCAATAACTTTAGCAGGAAGAGAATCTTCTGCAACAGCGTTAAATACTTTCGGTAGCTTTTGTAGTAAAAACTGACCAACCTTAGTTTCCTTAAACTTCTTTTTATCACTCATATAAGGTATTTCCTACGGTTCTAGTATAACCAGACCGCTGCATTTTTATCAGGGTCGTTATCAACGTGGATAAACCCATTGGCGATTCCAATCCTTCTAAAGCCTGCTCGGATAAGGGAGTTAAGTATAATCTCTCTATCGTATGTGCTACTACAGGCAATATCGGCTGCGTACCCAAACAAATGGCTACTTCCTTTTGATTTAAGGCTAGGTTGTACCCCTCCAACGTAAGCGTTGTGTGATGGCGTTCTAAATCCGCTTGTAATTCTAAATGGTATTCCTGCAATCCCTCTCGCATAATCGAGCATTTGAAGAAAAGCATCATCCATAAGTTTCCCCGAACCAATTTCGTCAGGGCTATCAAATTCAGATAATTCAAAGTGTAACATTTTATTAGATTTTACTACAAATATACTACTTTTTATTCTTTAAATCAAATATAGAATCAAAGGCAACCGAACCCGCTAAAGATAGCTTGTCTATTATATCGCCTTGTAAGGCTATTATCTGGGCTTCGTAAGCGTCTTTTTGCTTAACTAGCATATCTATATGCTTTTGCTGTGATTCGACCTTAGACTGTAAGGCAGATACCTCTTCGGGGTTCTTACCAATGATTGCGTAAATAACAACTGAAAGACTCCCTACTATCATTCCCGTAATAGACACAAATATATCTTTGTTTTCCGAAGGTATTGAGTTGTTAGCTAGGTAAAGCAATAAAAGAACGACAAGGATAAATATACCTGCCGCTCCACTATAATGTATTAAGTCCTTTTTTCTCATTTAATCTCTTTGTAGA